TTTCGAATCTGCTGAGCGTGAAGTCGCTGGTGACGCTGCTGCTGACGGTGGTGTTCACGGTGCTGGCGCTCCGGGGCGATATCACAGGGAAAGACTTTTTGACGATCTTCCTGATGGTAGTAACGTTCTACTTCGGCACGCAGTCGCAAAAGGCGCAGGACGCGATGGATGCGAAGGGTGACGGCGATGGTACCAATTAAAACGATGCTGGCCCATCGGGCCAACTACGGCACGAAACGCGGCGGCCCCATTGAGTGGCTCGTCATGCACTACACGGCAAACGACGGGGATTCCGACACCAGCAACGGCAGGTACTTCCAGCAGCCTTTGAATCCGGTCGCCAGCGCGCACTTTTTCGTGGACGATGATTCCATCACGATCTCCGTGCCGGAGGACTATGTAGCCTTCCACTGTGGCGCGTATCACTACACACACCCATTCTGCCGGAACTACAACTCTATTGGCATTGAGATGTGCGACGCGAAGCGCGACGGGAAGGTCATGGCAACGGAAAAGACTATCGCCAATGCCGCAGACCTCGCCGCAATGCTCTGCGAGAAGTATAACATCCCGGTCGATCATATCATCCGGCACTACGACGTAACCGGGAAGCTCTGCCCGAAATACTGGGTGGACGATCCGGAGGGTATCAAGAAATTCCGGGAAATGGTAAAGGAGAGAATCGAAATGGTGAGTAAATGCAAGATGATCGTCGACGGCAAGGAGATCGAGGTCGAGCGCATTTTGAAAGATGGGACGAACTATATCAAAATTCGCGACATCGCAAAGGCGCTGGATCTGGATGTGTCGAATAAGGGGAATATCCCGATTCTGAATCATAAGCAGTAGCGCCCCGTGTGCCGCGCCACCCGGATTGGAGGTGGTGACGATCAGCGCGAGGGTGCGGATTCCGGAAGACTTGACCGGCCTGCTGCAAGGCGAGTGGGAGCAGATCATAGCACAGGCAGGTTACAGTGAGCAGGACGCGGAGATCGTCCGGCGCTATGTCATGGACAAAACACCACAAATTGACGTCGCGGTGGAGCTGGATATGGCGCGGAGCACGATCACCCGCAGACTGCCGCAGATCTACGCACGAGCGCGGCACACGGCAGCAAAGCTGCAAATGATAAAAATCTAAAAATAGAAGGGAGGGAGTCCTACCTTTTCACATTTAGCCTTTTCTTCTAAAATTTAATATCGTGAACTGCATTTTTGCAGGGCATGGCTTCAATTATTATTACCACCCCCGGCAGGAGAAATCCTGTCGGGGGTGCGTCTTTTAATTGCGTCAGAAATGCTACATAAATGCGTCTCTCATGCTACCTTCGTGCGTCCCTTAGAAATTTGAAATCCCTCATACTGAACGTAGGAACTGGCCAGTTCACTACATTTTTTGGAGGGAAACTCTATGGAATACGCAAGCAACGGCAAGGGGAATCTCGGCGTGACGCTCGGCGCGATCGGCACGGCGGGCTTCGGCGCGCAGCTGCTGAGCAATCTGCTCGGCGGAGGCTGGGGTGTAAATCCGGCTGCAGCGGCGATGGCTGCAAGCAACAGCGACAACCATCTTGTAAGCCGCTATGAGGCGTCTCAGGCGGCACGAATCGCAGAGCTGGAAACGGAAGTAAAGCTCCGCGATGCGAACACGTACACGGATCAGAAGATGCTCGAAATGTACAAGTACACGGATGGGCGACTTCGCAGCATCGAAGAGCAGCTGTGCCAGCAGCGTGTCGTCAACGCGCAGACCGTGGCGAACCTGTCCTGTATGCAGAACGAGCTGGCTACGCTGTCGGGCCTGACCAAGACGGTGATCCCCATCAACAACGTCTGCCCGGAACCGATGCAGCGTTATAACAGCTGGACGGCTCCGACCACGACCACCACGACGACTTAAGCAAAAAGGGGCGGCAATAGCCGCCCTGCTCTTAACGCGGAGGTATCTTTATGGTAACGATCGATCAAGCTATGCGCGGTGCGGCGAAGTTTGCCGACAATGAGATCATCCCCCACCTGCCGACGGGCAAGGGCATTGGAGCCGGGATCGCGCTTGCACTTATCATGGATGGCGGGAAAAGCCGTATCCTTGCGCTGAAGGATCACCCGGCGGTGCAGATGATGGGCATTATGGATGAGGAAGGCAACATCGACCTCGACCGGCTTTACAATGCCGCGAGAACGCAGGTGGACGGAAAGAAGATCCCACTGACCATTCCGGTCATTGGGGAGCTGCGGTTCGATGTGAACGACGTCGACCGGCTTTACAAATACATTCAGGAGGCGTAAAATGAAGCATTATATCGAAGAACTGAAACGGCAGCTGCATGAGATCATGGAGCGCCCGGTGACGCTTGGCCGCGCGGAGGAAGTCACGGTGTATGCGGATGCCATTTGTGCGCTTCGCCGCATGGACGGGCACGACGAGGCCGAGGGCTTTACCGAGGACGACGCCAAAGCATGGACGGCCCGCATGGAGAACGAGGACGGCACGACCGGCGCACACTGGACGATGGAGCAGACGGATGCCGTGGCCAATATCACAGGTGTCAGCGTGAAGTCCTGCGTCTGGTGGGCGGCAATGAACATGATGTACTCAGATTATTACGGCGTAGCTGCCAAGTACGGCCTAGACCGGCCGGAGTTCTACGCCGACCTCGCAAAAGCGTTCCTGATGGATAAGGATGCCAGAGGAGCGGAGCGGAAGATCGCGGCGTATTATCATGGGATTGCGGAACGATTTGAACACAGTTAGGACACAGTAATCAAAATAATGATTGATTTCGAATGACTTTTTTAGAGTTCGAATCTCTCCTACTCCGCCAAAAGCATCTCAGAAGTTTTCGAACTTCTGAGATGCTTTTTCTATATTTATACCGATAAAACGGATAAATTGTACATATATCTACGAAAATCAAAACAATCTGCAAAAAATCGAAGTTAGCAAATACTAGCAAAGAATAGCACAAAAATACGCAGGTTTGAACACAGTTTGAACACAGTAAAAGATCACAGCTTCCCCTCCAGCTGTGTGCCTATGCTGTCCACCTTATCCTCGAAGATATCGGTGTAAATATCCATCGTTGTTGACAGCTGCGCGTGGCCGAGAAACTCCTGGATCATTTTTATGTCGAGTCCTGCATCGTAGAGGGCGGAGGCATATCCGTGGCGCACCTCATGCAGCGTAGCAGTAACGCCAGTGCGCTTTTGATATTCTTCGTAGCGGTCCTGCACCTTCCAATCCGGCAGCGGCTTCGCGCCGGCGTCATCGGAAAAAATGTAGCCGTGCTTCCGATCCGGCAGAACTGCGGCCAGTGCGTCCAAGAGCGGAAGATCCCGGATGCCTGCCTCCGTTTTGGGGTCTTTGGTATGCGGCGTGGTGCTGATGTCATAGACATTCCGCCGGACATAGATGCGCTTTTGCTCACGATCGATGTCCTCATAGCGCAGGCCGCGCACCTCGCCGCGCCGGAGGCCAGTGTAATAGACCACGAACGGAAACAGGCCGAACTTATCGTTGACGCTGTCCTTGATGAGCTGGATCTGCGCACGGCTGGGAGCGTGGCGCTTTTTCTGCGGCAGATTTTTGGGGAGCAGCACAGCTTCTGCCGGGTTGTACTCGATGTAGCCCTCGCGCTGGGCCTTGTTGAGAATCTGGCGGATGATCTGCCGCTGCGTAGCAACGGTCTTTTTCGCGCGCGTCTTGGCAAACTGATTGACGTAGTTTTCCACATCCTTCGCCTTGACTGATGCAACGTCCATCTCGCCAAACTCCGCAATAGCGCGGTTGTATGCGGGCGTGTAATTTTTCAGGCTGTTCGGCGCAAGCGTCGGCTCGATCTCGTTCCACCACTTTTCCGCCACGGCCTTGAATCTCACCGTCTTTCCGGCAGAAAGATCGTCTTTGTACGCCTTGACCTTATTCCACACCTCGCGGTCTGTCTTGCCGCGGAATGCCTTGCGCTTGCCGTTGATCTTGATGATCGTCTCATGCAGCCCGTCCGGGCGCACATAGTATTTCTGGATTGCCACGTTCTCCCCTCCCTATACGGAAAATGGTCGCTGCAACAGCTCCGCGAGCTGATCGCGAATCCAGCCGACGTCCGGATTCAGGACGTCATATACCAAAGCGACCAGAGCGAGAAATACCATGGCCAGAAGCACCGCCGTCACGAGGCGGTGCATTTTCAACGACTTTTTGCAGGTCGCAAGGTGCGCGTTCAGCCCAGTCATGCCATCATGCAGAGCCCTGTTTTCGGCTTCCAGCGCATGGAGCTGCTCCAACAGCGCAGCGTCAGGCTGCGGCGCTTTCGGTGTCAGGCCGATGAAGGCATCGACCGACACACCGAGTATCCGGCAGATTGGCCCAAAGGTCGCGAGCGGTGCATTTTTAGTCTCACCTCGTAGATACATGCTGACAGTATTCTCGGCTAGTCCCGTCTCATCGGCGATCTGCCGATTTGTGATGCGTGGTGTCATGGCGTCTTTTTTGTCGCGGCAGACTTCCCATAGTTGCTTTTCCAATGCTTTCCCTTCTTTTTCCGATTTTACCCATGATTGTGAGTCTTAAAACCCATGGTCACGGCTCGACAAACCCATAGCCATTCTGATAGCCTAATATATGCAAGCAGCTCCCACACGCTTGCAGCGGCCAAAAAGCCCCGCCGTCGATGGGATGATCGACGACGGGGTGATCCCATCACAACTGTATAGTCCACTCGCCCACTGCCTTAACAACAAGGAGCATTGGCGATCCAGAAATCATGACCGTTCCATTATAAGACTCTGTTGTATTTACGAGCAAGTCATTATAGACACCGTATGTCCATACTGCGAAATGATGCTCACTGGAATTTCCAGTTATATGCGCGGTTGTTCCATGACTCTTAATCAATAGAACAGCATCGCCATATCCGGAATAATTACTATCTGCACTAATACTGCCTGTGTCATAAATGGATCGCAGTTCGATTTTCCAACTGCCACTAGCCTTTACCTCGATCGTCGAAACATCGTAGCTTGGATCTATCGTAAATCCGCTATACGGATCAGTTGTATTAACCAAAAGTTCTCCATACTCGCCAGCCGAATTGTATGTAGTCACCGCAAAATGTTCTGAGCTGCTATTTCCAGTGATATAAAACGCAAATGGATAAGATGGCGTTTTGATTGACAGAACATCATCCCCATAGCCATCAAACGTTTGCGGAGCCGGGATATCGACCGGAATCGTCACTTCATCTTGAGACTGTCGAGCGTTTTGATCAGTTTCTGCTTGAATAGATGGCGCATTGAGCGGTATTTCCGAAACATTCGGTTTGGTATTTAGCTGCACTGCTCCAATTATACTGCCAACAATTGGAACCAACGCAAGAACGGCGATTACCAAAAACAGCGGTATTTGATAAAGCTTCCTGACTGATACTGTCTTGCACCATTTTGCTGTTCGGACAACGCCCATCAGCGGCAAAACGATCCCCAGCAAGTATATGCGAAATATCAGCATAACCAAGCCAACAACAATCAAGACTACGGACGAAGATACCTTTTTCGCACTGCTGCTGTCATTTGTGCTCATACATCAATCCTCCAATAAAGCTATTCTGGGAAACTGCTGATTCGTGCGATATAATATACATGACCGTTGGGCAAAGGGAAATGAAAAAGAAAGGAACGCTTTGGTATGACTGAACTGCTGAAAGAATTGATGTCGCTGACACCAGAAGGAATTAGCCGTCTTGCCGGGTATATCGCTGCCTTAAAAACGCGAGATAAGACCGAGCCTCAGCCTGAGCGTCGGGCGGAAGTTCCATAAACTCTTTCGCAACTTTATAGACCTCATCGGGTACTCCGGTGGGGTTTTCTTTTTTTATATCGCCATCTTCAATTAAGTAATCAACGGTGACGTCGAAATAGTCGGCAATCATCTTCCAGATTTTCATTCCCGGATCATACTTCCCGGTTTCATATCCCGATATCGCCGCTTGCGACAGATTAAGTGCTTCAGCGAGTTCCTTTTGGTTAAGTCCCTTGCTCAGCCGCACTTGTTTAAGACGATTCACTGGCCTCACCTCGTTTATATTATATCAGCCAATTTTATTTTTCCTACGAAATATAAAGAAAATTTATAAAATTTGATTTTTGCTATTGACATATCAAGATTCTTGATATATAATCCAGAATATCAACAATGCTTATATTTTACAAGAAACGGAGTGATTAAAATTAACGGCATCAAATGCAAACGAGTCGAAGCAGGTTTGTCTCAGAAACAACTCGCCGACATCATGGGTGTAACACAGGCGGCAATTGCCAACTGGGAAACCGGCGGCGTGTATCCTCGCGCCTCGCAGCTCCCGGCGCTGGCCGAGGCGCTGAACTGCACGATCGACGATCTTTACAACGGCGGAAAGGAGCAGCCATGAACGAAAGAGATCAAGATGAACGCCGATACCGCATCGGCATGGCAATTAAGCTGACCCTGACGGCGCTTGCGCTGCTTGGGTGGATCATTGAGCTGAAAAAGCTCGGCGCATTTTGAGAAAGGAGGCAGCTATGCGAGAAACCGAGGGCTTCCGGCCGCAGTTGGAGCTATTGGTCGAAATGTTCCCTGCGCGGGCCGCGATCACCGTCAACGAGTGTCAGGCAGCGCTTGGACTGGACCGGCGGACGCTTCTGGCTGACCGGGCATTCCCGGCCAAGAAGATCGGCGGGAAATACAGCGTGTCGCTGACCGAGCTGGCCAGATGGATGACAAAAAAATAGTGGATATTTTGGTCACTGATATTATCCCACCAAAGGAGTGAGAAATCCATGCAGGAAGAATACATCAATATCTGCGCCGCGTGTCGGAAACGTGCACAATTGACGCAGGAGCATTGGGCGGAGGTGCTGCGCGTGTCGGTAGAGACGGTCAAGGCCTGGGAGGGCAACCGACGCATCCCGGACAACTATCATGTCTGTCTGATGGTCAATGCCTGCGGAGATACATGGTTCGCGTACAAGCACCTTTTGCAGACCTCGGACAGCCTGAACGTGCTGCCGGACATGAAGCGCCAGCCGCTTCCGCTGGCCGTGATCCAGCTGGTCAACCGCATCATCGGCTTTGCCGACCGGAACCGCGACAAGGAGCTGCTGCGCATCGCCGAGGACGGCGTGATCGACACTGCCGAGCGGCCGGCCTACGACCAGATCGTGAACGAGCTGAACGACATCATTGCGGCGGCCTACACGCTGCGCTATGCGGAGGATTCAGAATGAAAAGGGCAGAAAAAAAGAGCCGCCCGGCTGCTGCGAACAACCGAGCGACTGCGTATCCCGTGAACGAGACACTTGAAAGCATCTTCAGTATATCATCAGAATGTTTGTTTTGCAAGGGGGTGAATCGATTTTGAGTAAAGATTTTCGCGCCTTCTGGTCGGTCATCCCGGCCACGGTGCTGGATGATATGTCCATCCCGGCCAATGCGAAGATCCTCTATGGGGTACTGTCGTCGCTGATGCGGCGCGAGGGTTATTGCTGGCCGAGCAATGCGCAGCTTGCCGAGGCGATGCACTGCTCTGAGGACGTGGTCAAACGCTGGGTGTCGGCGCTGGCCGAGGCCGGACACATCCGCGTCCGCATCGAGCCAAACCGCAAGGTCGGCGGCAAGATCCGCTATATCTCGCCAGTGCTGGCAGAGCCGTCCATCACGCCCTCGCAGAATGGGTACGGGGACGAATGTCCCGGTACGTACGGGGACAAAAATCCCCTGGTAGGGGGACAAACTTCCCCGTCTATATATAAGGATGGATATAAAAAAGAGAATAAAAAGAAAAAGAAAAAAGAAAAGCCGCAATCGGCTGACGCCGTTACGTCCGCGCTTCTGTACAAATGCGAGCTGAACGGTCAGCCGCTGGTGGATGCCATGCAGCGGTTTTTGCAAATGCGCGTTGAGATCAAAAAGCCGGTCAAGTCCATGCAGGCTGCTGCCATGCTTTGGAACAAGCTCGTCAAGCTGTCCGCCGGAGACCCGGACTACATGGTCGCCCTGCTGGATAAGGCGACCGAGCGGCAATGGCTGAGTCTGTTCCCGCTGAAGGACGACGAGCTGCCGCAGAACCGGCAGGCTGTCCCGGCTGATAATGCCGGGCGCGTGGATCTCAGCGGCGTGGAGTTCGTGTGATGGCCAGCAAGCAAGACGCGCTGATCAGCGCACAGACTTCCGTCCTCGGCTCGATGATCATCGATTCACGCTGCGTCCCTGTCGTGATGGAGACGATCAAGGAGGACTATTTTACGGTCGGCCAGTATCGGGCGATCTTCAATGCGATCCGTGCGCTGGCTGGCGAGGGACGTCCGATCGATGCCGTGACGGTGCTCGACCGGGCCGGAAAAGCCTACGCCGACCTGATCGGCCAGATCATCACGGTCACGCCGACCGCCGCCAATGTCCGCGAGTATTGCCGTATCCTGCGGAGCGAGGCCCGCTTGCAGCTGCTCAAGGACGCAGCCGGCGCAATGCTCGACGCGGAGGACGAAGACGAGATCCGCACGGCGCTGGATCAGGTCAACCGCATCATGGTCGACAAGCCTGGCATCCGAGCCATGAATATGGCGCAGGCCCTGGAAGATTTCTACCGGCGGCACGATCCATCCGTCAAGCCGGATTTCCTGCCGTGGAAGTTTGCCAAGCTCAACAAATACCTCCGGACGGAGCCGGGAGACCTCATCTACATCGGCGGCTATCCCTCGGACGGCAAGACCACGCTTGCACTGCACACGGCCCGAGAGCAGGCAAAAACCAAAAAGGTCGGGTTCTTCAGCTATGAAACAAACTGTGGGAAGCTGGCAGACGCGATGGTCTGCGCTGCCGCGCAGATCGGCCTTCCAACCATCCAACTCAACAAACTCGGCGAAAACGAGTGGGACGAGCTGGCCTACATTTCCACAGATTTCACGGGCCGTAATCTCGACATCATCGAGGCTGCCGGCATGACAGTCACGGACATCCGCCTCTACACGATGGCGCACCACTACGACGTGATCTACATCGACTATGTCCAGCTCATTCCGGCCAGCGGAAAAAGCCGATGGGAACAGGAGGATTTCCAACGAGTCAGCGCGAACAGCCGCGCGCTCAAGCTCTTCGGCCTCCAGTGCGGTGTGACGATCGTGGCACTCAGTCAGATGACGAGGCCGCAGCGCAACAAGGACGGCATGATCCCGCCGCCGACAATGTCCAGCCTCCGCAGCACTGGCCAGATTGAGCAGGACGCGGACGCTGTCCTCCTGATGTTCCGCGAGGATCAAAAGGCAAAGGATGCCGACCGCATCATCACCTTCGGCAAGATCAAGACCGGCGCAGCCGGCGGTTCATTCAAGCTCCATTTCGACGGCGAAATGCAGACGTTCAGCGACAAGCCGAACGAGCGCAAGCAGCGCCGCGAAGAGGTGCAGCAACAGACAAAAATGCAGGAATTCCGGGAACTTCCAAAAAGCGAACCGCTCCCGGATGATTTTCCGTTTGAACGAAAGGAAGAAAGCACATGAAAGCAATCGCAATTCTAAATTTGAAAGGCGGTGTCGGAAAGACCGTCACTGCCGTCAACATGGCCCACATCCTGGCCGCCGATCACAAACAGCGCGTGCTCCTGGTTGACTGCGACAGCCAGTGCAACGCGACGGAGTTCTTCGGTGTGCGGCCCGGAATTGGAACGGTCACGCTGGCCGACATCCTGCGCGGCGACTTCGAACCGTACGTCTCGGAGCTGGTCACGGGCACGGATTATTCCGGCGTCGACGTGATCCCCGGCTCCGATGAGCTGATGGACATGGATATGTCCCAAATCACGAGTCAGCGCGTCAACGGCCGTGTCCTTGCGGATCTGTGCTGCACAATCGGTGAGGATGACGAGTACGACTACGTCCTGTTCGACTGCCCGCCGGCCTTTAATGCAGCGAGCGCCGCGGCGCTCCTGGCTGCGGATGAGGTCATCATCCCGATCAAGCTCGACGCCTTTTCCATCCGAGGGCTGGCCAATGTCAGCCGCCAGATTGACAACATGCAGCGCATCAACCCAAAGATCCGCGTTGCCGGGGCGCTCATCACGATGTGGCGCAACGTGCCAGTCGTGCTGGAGGCCGAGGGCAGTCTCCGCGACTGCGGCCTGCTGCCGGTATTCCAGACGGTCATTCGCCGCACCGACAAGGTCGACGAGATGACCTTCGAGCGCAAGCCAATCGCCATCTATTCCCCGCGCAGCGCCGCCGGCTATGATTACCGCAGTTTTGTGCAGGAGTATTTGGAGCCGCCCGTCACAATGGACGATATGCTGAGAGGAGGCGCTGACCGTGCCGTTTGATGTGAGCCGTATTTTGCAGGACGCCGCACCTGCACCGAAAGATATGACGCTGCCGGAAGCAGGGCCGCGGACGGCAAAGACCATCGGCAGCGAGATCCGCTATCTGTCCCATCAGGCCAAGTGCATGACGGTCTGGTTCGGTGTGGAGATCGGCAAGCGCCTTGCCGAGGCAAAGGCTATGGTTGGGCACGGCGGCTGGCTGGATTTCCTGAAAAATGAAACAGAGTTTTCAAAATCTTCCGCTGCGAGATTTATGCAGATTGCCAAGGAATATGGCAACAATTCAAATTTCCCAACGTTGGGAAATTTGAGCGTGTCGAACGCTTTACAGCTGCTCGCGGTGCCCGCCGAAGAGCGCGAAGAGTTCGCCGAGGCGGTCGATGCGGAGAATCTTTCCGCCCGCGAGCTGGAACAGGCCATTCGGGAACGCGATGAGGCACGGAAGCAGCTGGAGGCCGAGCGCGCGGCCAGTGAGGGCACGGCGCTGAAGCTGGCCGACATCACCTCCGCCCTCGATGCGGAGAAGGAAAAGACGGCAGCACTTCGGGAGCGCACCGACGCGCAGGCCGCGAAGATCACGGAACTGGAAAACCGACCGGTCGAGGTCGCCGTGCAGGCGGCAGACCCGGCGGAGATCGAAAAGGCTGTTGCGGATGCGCTGGCCGAGACGGAGAAAAAGCACAAGGCCGACGTCGCTGCGCTGGAAAAGCGCCGCAGGGAGGCCGAGAAGAAGCAGGCGGAGATTCAGGCCGAGGCTGCAAAGGCTATGGCTGATCTGAAAAACAGCACGGGCCGCGCAGACGAACTGACGCACCGCGTCGAGACGCTGCAGGCCGAGCTTGAGGCCGCAAAGGCAAACGCCGAGAAGCTTCAGAAGGCAGGCGCGATCCAGTCGGATGCGGACATTGCCGTCTTTCAGAGCTTCTTTCAGGCGGTGCAGGAAAACTTCAACCGCGCCTGCGGCCTGATGCAGAAGGTCAAGACTCGCGACGCGGAGAAGGCTGCAAAACTGGCCCGGTTCAGCCGGGACGCGCTGGCCAAGATGGCGGCGCTGGTCGAAAAGGAGGCGTGACGGATGGATGTATTTGAGAAGATCCGCGCGCAGCAGCCGGAGCAGCGCACGGCGGTCTGGATGGTCGGCGAGCAGTTGGCCGACATCATCCGGCACGACCCCGCAGCGCAGGAGATCGTCAGCCGCGACCTCGACTCAAAGGGCATGGGGCTTGCGGACTGCGAGAAGAAGATCAAGGCATTCGCCGATGCGCACAAACTCGGAAACTTTGCGTGCGTCATTCCGGCCGAAGCGGAAAAGATCATCCGCGAGTTTTACGGCATCGCCGAGCTTGGCGCGGCGTCCTCCGAGGAGGGCGTCGTGCTGAATCTCGAAGATTACTTCTGAGGAGGCGCGGCGTGGATATTTTGGAGGATCTGGTGAATCGACTTCCCACAAAGCCGCGTGACGGAATGCTTCAGGCCGTGGCATCGGACTACATCGACAGCGACCTCGGCGGTGAGCTGCTGCTCTACGCCCGCGGATCGTATTACCCGGATGAGGATGCTCCCCAATGGTGCTTCGACGAACCCGCGCGGGGCCGCTGGGGTGCAAGATGCACCTGCACAGCCTGCCTTGAGGATTTCTGGGCCGGATGGATCAAGGGCGGCGGCGTGGCGATGGTCGTCGGAGACGACGGCAGCGCGTGGCCGGGCATTCCGGACAAAGACAGCGCGGACGTGGTCGGCTGGACGGACGAAAACGACGATCTCTACTGCCCGCTGTGCGGCGCTTCCGTGCATCCGGTGCACCGGAAGAAGCTGCGCAACGGACGCACCTATCAGCTGATGGCCGGCAGCATCGAGCGTGTCGGCGATCTCGCGGTTGCCATGAGCTGGATTGTGTCCCGGCGCGTCGATGAGTTCGGTGTGTGGGACATGGGCGTCCGGCCCTTCGGGGCAATGGTGCTGCTGCCCAATGGCCGCATGAAGCGGTACATGCACGAGAATGTCAACGCCTACGGCGGCATGAACAGCCTGTCGGAATGGCGGCCGGTCAACAGCCGGGATGACCCGTATCAGATCAAGTATTACAGTCACGAAGCTACAAACTCGCGCAAATTCGGCGTCGCGATGTGGCGCGACCTGCCGGAACTGGCCGGATCGACCGCGGAAAAGACGGGGCTGGCCGAGTACATCCGCGCCGACGGCGAGTGGCCTGTCGTGTATCTGAACCTCTGGAAACAGCGCCCGGCGGTCGAGAATCTGATGAAATGCGGCATGTCTCGAATGATCGTTGATCGGATCGACGACTGTGTCGACCAGGCCGCGAACTACGGATTCCGCAAGACGACCGTGGAGGTCGGCGACCTTGCAGACTGGACCTTCAAAAAGCCGCGGGAGATGCTGCACTTCACGAAAGAAGAGGTCGCCGCCTGCGGCGGATGGCGCTGGACGGCAGACATCGCCGCGCTCTGGATGGAGGGCGTCAACTTCTGCCTTTGGGACACCGGGTGTGCGAGCGAGTTTGACCGGCTGCTCAAGAAGTTCGGGAAGGAGAACATCAGCCGCTATGTGGGCGAGGTCACAGACGGATATGATTTCGAACCGCTGCCGAAGTGGGAGTCCTATTTGGCTAAGCAATACATGAAGAACAACCTGCAAAGTCGCACAGGGTTCGGCCTGCTGATCGACTACCGCAAGGAGCTGGCTGAGCAGGTCAACGATCCCAGTCAGGAGGAACTGTGGCCGCGCGACCTGCGCGCCGCGCACGACCGGATCTTCGCCGCGAAAAAACAGCGGGAGGACAAAGACAGCATTGCGAACTTCCTCGCGGTCGCAAAGAAGTGGTCGGCGCTGGAATGGTCGGACGGAGAGATCTGCATCCGTCTGCCGCGCTGCAACGGCGATCTGGTGCGCGAGGGGCACGTCCTGCATCACTGCGTCGGCGGCTATGGCAAACAGCACCTGACCGGAAAACTGATCCTGTTCGTGCGGCATACGCGACGGCCGGAGCGAAGCTGGTTCACACTCAACATCAGTGTCACAAAAGACAAGCCGACGCGAATTCAGCTCCACGGTTACGGCAACGAGTGGGCGCACGGCGAGCGTCTGACCATCCCACAGCGGGTGCTTGATTTCGTGGACCGCTGGGAGACGGAGATCCTGCTCCCGGCCTTCCGGCAGGTCAGGGCGGCGGAGCTGGCCGAGAAGCCGGCTAGACGGAAGCGGGGTGCGGCATGATGACGAAAAATAAGCGGCGGGTCCTCCCGCCGCCGTCCCCGGGGACGGAATGCTATAACCTGCTGTGCCCGTATCGCCACAACAACACGCGGTCGGTGTATAGCTGTACGATGGTTCGCCTTTGTGATGAACGGAAGGCAGAAAGGAGCCAAAAACATGGAACTGAAAAGTGTGATTGATCAGCTTGGTCCGTGTGCGCATTGCCTGTTCCCGGTCGAACGGGACTGCTATCAATTTCTATGCGGTGTGAGCGAAGAACGGCTGCGGATGGAACGCTGCAACCGCGCGCTGCAAAAAACGGTTGACGATCTCCATAAAACGATAAAGACGCTTGCGGAAGAAAATGTATGGCTGCGGGCGCAGCTTTCGGATCTGTCAGAGGAGGACAAAAATGGATTGGACGCCTGAGAAAATGATCGATGCCATGCGGGGATGTGCAAATGCGACTTCGCGCTGCATGGTGAAGGATTGCCCAGCTGCTGCGTTGGTCGAGCATCGCTGTCAGGACCTGATGATCGCTTGGGGAGCTGAGCAGATCGAGCGCGACCAGAAGGAGCTCGCAGATCTGCGCGAGAAGCTTCCGCAATGGATCAACTGCAAGGATCGGATGCCACCAGATCGTGTGGACAAATACCTTGTCACATTTCGCGGCGCTGCCGGTGCGCTCGTAGACGTCGCCAAATATTTTCCGGGTGACGGATGGTTTTGTGAAGACTGGCCCGTCCCATCGCACGAGATCACCCAATGGATGCCGCTGCCGGAGCCGCCGAAGGAGGCCGAATGATGGGGCGTTTGACAAGTTGGAAAAACGACTGTGTTCGGATCAATGGGCATAAGCTGGCAGACGTAACATTAGCTGACATCGTTCAGATGGCCGACCTCCTTGCGCGCTATGAGGACGCGGACAGCCCGATGATGCGCATCCGGCCGGGCGATACGGTTTGGCTGTCTCAGATGTTTTATACGCGCCCGAAAAAGCCGCTCCCGGTCACGGTGGACGCCATACGGATTGATCGGGAGAGCGTGATGTTTATCACAGGCCGACGGAGATTTTCGGAGGAAGCGATTGGAAAGACCGTGTTTCTTTCCAAAGAGGAAGCGGAAAATGCTTTGCAGGGGATGGAGGAATAACAATGGAACGACTGACCTTTGAGGGCAACTTCTGCGAGATTGCGCGGTGCAAGGACGTGAAGTGCCCATACGATACAGCTTGCAGCCAGAAACAGGTCTGGGAGAGGCTGAAACAGTATGAGGACACCGGGTTAAGCCATGAAAAGGTTTCTTGGATGAAAGAAGTCGTCGAAGCAGCTTTTGACAATGACACGTCCAGAATTGAGCGAGCACACAACCTGCATGTGGCTGACAAAGAGGGGCGCGTGATCGTCCTGCCGTGCAAGGAGGGGACAACGGTGTACTGCGTCAGCCTCCCGATTGCGACGTACCCAGATAAAAGCAAACCGGAAGTTGTGCCAATCGCATTCACTCGAAACGACTTACTCAAGTTCGGGACAAGAGTTTTCCTGACGCGCGAAGAAGCGGAAAAGGCGCTGGCGGAAATGGAGGGCAAGAAGGATGGCTAAGTACATAACAAAAGCGCAATTTGGGAAACTCGTGCATACCCAGTTATTCGACAACGATGAGTACTTGAGACTTTTAGCAGAGCTTGCAGGGATAGAATCACGGCCAACCACAGAGTACAACCACTACGACGAAAATGGTGATTTCATTGGCAGCAGCGTGGACACCGACCTTTCTGAATTGCTGGAAGCGGCTGGCGTGGAGGTGCGGGATGGATAAGTTAAAGCCGTGCCCGTTCTGCGGCGGGGAAGCGGCGTTTTTGGGAGAAACGCAGTCGATAAAGTGTAAGCGGTGCGGATGCGCATTTATCGTCACAAATCCGTTCATAAGCAGGCTGGAAGTCAGCGAAGCGTGGAACAGGAGAGTAAATGATGCGTCGGTGCGGCATGGGCACTGGATTAAAGATGAGTTTTTCTCTGATGAGGTAAACAACGGTGAAAAATGCAGTCAGTGCGGCGAACTGATTGGATGGTTCGGGAATCTGCCGAAATATTGCCCCGGATGCGGCGCTCTGATGGATGGAGGGAAAGAAAATGGCTGACGAATATATCAGGCGCGGTGATGCGCTAAGGGGCGTCGAACTGTTTCAATGCGGCTGGGCGGAGATTGAAGCCGTGCAGGCGGATTATATTGGACGGTTGCCAGCCGCCGACGTTGCGCCGGTGGTGCATGCAAGATGGGAACGGGTACGCTCCAACTGGTATTGCACAGGATGCCATAAGGGGCACAGAATCACGAACGGCGCTCCAACGGCAAACAACTTCGCCTACTGCCCCAACTGTGGGGCGAAAATGGATGGAGGGAATGGAAATGATCCTTGATATTTTGAATCTGCTGGCGCTGATCGAGTGGATCTCGCTGGGCATTGTTGTCTGGCTCAAGGCGCGGAGCCTGTATCGCCGCTCAAAAGCGGTGCTGGACGCGCTGCAATCGGAAGAAACGGAGGTTTATGAAGATGATGCGGAAACGCTGCTGTAAATTGCTGATGGCCTGCGGAGCCACCCGGAACGAAGTCAATCGAGTCATGCGCGCATCGTTCGGCCTCACCAACCGGGGCAAGTTCTTTTTTGCCCTGCCACAGCTGCTGTGTTCGCAGGCGCTCCGCAGCGGCACAATCGTGCCCATAGATGCCTGCAAATTTATGACCTTGCAAGTTTTTGGTATCAATCCGGACGAACCATAAATGATTTGGACTTTTGCCCGCACGGGATGCCATTGCCGTGGCGGGGAGGATCAGCCGGATGATATAGCCAGCCCGGATCTCCGGGCTGGCACACAAAGAAAGGGATGATAACATCAGTCGAGTGATAGAGCTTCAGGCCGGGACGCGGTTCCGAGCCATTGAGCTGGCCGCGGCCCCGCAGCAAAAGCGGACGCGGGCGTCGCGGCAATTTGAGACGAGCCTTGTACGGGAAGCCGTGAACATCAAGACCGCCTGCATGCGGTTGGAATTTCTGCTTTACGCGAACTTTGCACTGGATGATTGGTTCGTGACGCTGACCTATGACGAAGCCTTCCTTCCACCGAACTATGAGACGGCCCGGAAGAATCAGCCGGCCTACTTCCGCAGGCTGCGGCAGGCGCGCCGGGCAGAAGATCTTCCATTTGATTATGTGTACGTCATGGAGGGACTGCACGGCGACCATCGCATCCATCACCATTTCGTGACCAAGCGTGCACCGGGCAACGACATCGCATTATTCCGCGAGCTGTGGGGCAAGGGTTTTGTCGATGTGCAGACCATTGAGGAGTTCGGCGGCTATCGAGCCGTCGCGCAGTACATGACCAAGGAGCCGCGCAAGACCGGCAAACTCCGGGTTGGCGCTCGGATGTGGACACCAAGTATCGGGCTGGTACAGCCGGAGCGGCACGACATTGAGCTTGCGCCGGGCGAGCACTACTCGCCGCCGCCAGGCGCTTCGGCCTTTGAGGGTGGAAAGTTCCCGGAACGCATTGAAAACTGTTACGGAACCTTCGTGACCTATGATTTCGAAATCCCGGCTTTGCAAACTTAATATCTATATTTTGACTTGAAACAATATATAAATACTGGGAAGGAGCGACAAAAGGACTTGCAATCTGAGAAACGGCGTGATATACTGTTAGTGTCAGCAGACGGGAAGTTGATTTGCCCGTTGTGCGGGCGGCCGACGCAGCAGCGTGTGCGGCCGACGACCGTGCTGACAGACTTCCCGCTGTACTGCAAACTGTGCAAGCGAGAGTCGATCGTGAATATGAGCCAGAGCCAAAACCATCGAGTTAGTGCCAGCGCCAAATGATTTGACCGTGAAAACGGAGAATCGTTTGGCGCTTTTGTTTTGCACCCGAGGTGATAGCCGGATGGCATGAGCGCCATGATCTCCGTCGAGAGGTCTCGGCGCTTTTGTTTTGCCATGGATTACAAAAGCAAGCGCTGGCTGCACCTGCGCGACGCGGTGCTCCGGCGTGACAAGTACCGATGCCGAGAGGCCGCAAGGTTCGGCAGGAACGAGCTGGCGACCGTTGCCCACCACGTCTATCCGGTGGAGGATTTCCCCGGCTGGCAATGGTGCGGCTGGAACCTGATCGCCGTCAGTCAGAACGCGCACAACAGCTTCCACGACCGCGTGACCGGGAAGCTGACCGATCGCGGCCTCGCGTGGCAGCGGCGAGTGATCCCCCCTCCCGATGCGCCGCCGCCGTTCTGACCAAAGCACCGGAGTGGGGCCCCTTTTCCGACGGCGGGAAAACGGGCAGAGGGGGTAAAGCAAGAGGTCCGAGGCGCGCGGGTGCGCGCGAGAATTGAATCATGCGGTGCGGGCGCAAACGACGCGCCTGCGCGAAACGCCGGAGGCTGTGCCAGGCAGCAGCGACATTGGGAACGCCGCCATTGCCTTCTCAGATCCTCCTAACTGGGCCCGGAGCCGCCGGGCCTGGCAGAGTCTCCGGCATGCGGGAGGTGAGCACTTGGCCAGAGAGGACATGATCCGAAAGGACATGGAACTGGTCGGAACCTACAACGAGATATTCGAGCCGACGATCAAGCAGCTGGCCAAGACGGAACGCGAACTCTCCCGCGCAGAGAAAGAGTGGAAAAAGCAGGGTGGGCAGCGGATCTGCACCATGGTCAATAAGACCGGCGCAGAGTACACCGCCAAGAGTCCGTACTGGACGGCGGTCGAAGATCTGCGCGCGACGGTGCAGTCGCTCCGCAATCAGCTCGGCCTGACGCCGACCGGCCTGAATAAGGCCAGGTCGAAGCTTCAGCCAGCATCTGCCGGGAACAGCAAAATCGAGCAGCTGCTCGCAGCAGCGCACGACCACGCCGTAGAGCAGGGCGCGCAATATCAGCGCGACGTCGACGCCTTTGTCGAGTCGGTGCTCTCTGGGGAGTCCGGGCTGTGCGAAGACGTTGTCCTGTCCTGCAAACGGTATGTCGCGGATCTTGGTTCCGGCAAGTGGGATTTCCGCGCGGAGCCGGCCAACGACATCATCGCAATCATCGAGACGATGTTCTGCCACCAGCAAGGCGAATTCCTCGATGCAACGCCGCTGCGCGGTACTCCCTTCCTGCTTCTCCCCTATCACAAGTTTATTGTCTACAACCTGGTGGGTTTTTATCTGCCGGATACAAAGATCCGGCGCTTCAAGGAAGCTGTGGACTTTATCCCCCGCAAAAACGTCAAGACTACCTTCGCGGCCTCTCTGGCCGGATCTCTAGCCATGTATGAGCGTGCCTCCGGCTCTAAAGTCTATGAGGTTGGCGGCGCTTTGAAACAGGCGCTTGAAGGTTTTGACTTTCTCAAATACAACTTCAACCGCCTCGGCGTAACAGTCCGAGACGATCCAAACCAGGGGCTGCGCATCATCGACAACAACATGGAGCGGTCTATTTCCGGAGACATCGGCGACGGCATGATCTCGATCAACGCCCTTGCCGCGAACCCTGACAAGCAGGATTCCTTTAACTGCAACATCGTCATCGCTGACGAGGCCCACACCTACAAAAGCCCGCAGCAATATCAGATCCTGAAGGACGCAACCAAGGCGTACACCAACAAATTGGTCATCATCATCTCCTCCAACGGCCCCAATGCCCGCGGCTTTTTGCTCGGCCACTTGGACTATTGCCGGAAGATCCTGCGTGGGACCGTTACAGGTAACGCAGCGGACAGCATCTTCTGCTTCCTCTGCTCCGCGCCGACGATGGAAAACGGCGACGTTGACCTGCATGATCCAGCTGTGCTGAAAGCAGCCTCGCCTGGCTGGGGCTACTCCATCCGTCCGCAGGACATGATCAACGACGCGGCTATGGCCGCTGAAAACCCGGCGCTCCGGCCGGAGTTTCTCAATAAGTCACTGAACGTCACAACGAACGCGATCAAGGCATGGTTTGACATTCAAGAGTTCCGCAAGAGCGACGAACGATACAGTTGGAGCTATCGGCAGCTTGCGAAGCTGCCCATCCGCTGGTATGGCGGCACGGACCTCTCGAAACTGCATGACCTGACTGCCGGATGTCTCTTCGGCCACTACAAAGGCGTAGACATCATCATTCCGCACGCATGGTTCCCGCGGCCGGCCGCCATCGTCAAGGCGCAGCAGGACCAAATCCCGCTGTTCGGCTGGCAGGAGGACGGCTGGCTGGACATGACCAACGACAAGGTCACAAATCACCACGATGTGGTGCAATGGTACAAAAAACTGCGCGCCGATGGGTTTAAGATACGCCGCATCGGACACGACAGAAAATTCTGCCGCGAATACTTCGTCGAGATGCAGAAGGAACGCTTTCCCATCAAGGATCAGCCGCAGCTGTTCACACGGAAATCCGAGGGTTTCCGCTACCTGGAGGCCAGCGCCAAGAAAGGAACGCTCTACTACATGCACGCTGAACCCTATGAGTACTGCGTGCAGAATGTCGCCGGAATTGAGAAGGCTGACGACATGGTCATGTATCAAAAAATCGAGTCAAACCTCCGCATCGACCTTTTTGATGCCTCGGTGTTCGCGGTTTGCGCTTATCTCGAAGATCTGACCGCCAGCAATAAGGCGGCAGGCTGGTATGACAAGAAAGACAAGGACGGTGATGCAGATTGAGAGTGAAACCGCAGCGCAGAGGCATGGACCCAGCGCTGCAAAAATGGATGATCGGCGCGATCGACGCTGATACGTTGGCCGTTCCCGGCTACACGCGCCTGATCGACAGCCCGGATGTGCTCGCCGCCATCGGCGGCCTCGCTGATATCATCTCGAACGCTACGATCCAGCTCATGCGGAACACCGATGACGGCGACGTCCGCGTTCGCAATCAGCTGGCGCGCTTCATGGACATTTCCCCGTGGCGGCACGGGACGCGCAAGGATCTGATCTCCTGGATCGTCTGGACGATGCTGACGACCTCGACCGGAAGTGCCTTCCTCCTGCCGCACACGGAGCGTGGCCTCCTGAGCGAGCTGGAGCCGATGCCAGGCGCGTATGCGCTGAGCGACGATAACGGCCTGACCTACTATGTCATGTGGCAGGGACGGCGATATGCGGCCGACAGCGTACTCCATTTCAAACGCTGGCCCGACCCGGCACAGCCCTGGCAGGGAATCGGCCTGCGGATCAGTCTCCGGGATGTGACCGCGAATCTCCGGCAGGCGGCCGCCACGAAAAAGGGCTTTATGTCCGACAAGTGGAAGCCGAGCGTGATCGTCAAGGTGGATGCGCTGGCCGATGAATTTGCCGATGAGGCGGGACGCAAGCGGCTGGTCGATCAGTATATGTCCGGTAGCTCCGCGGGCGAGCCGTGGGTGATCCCGGCAGAGCTGATGGAGGTGCAGCAGGTCAAGCCCCTGAGCTTGACGGATCTCGCCATCAAGGACAGCGTGGAACTGGACAAACGCGAGGTTGCTTCGCTGGTCGGTGTGACGCCGTACATGGTCGGCGTCGGCAGTTATTCCGATGCGGAGCACAACCACATGATCCGCACCACAGCAGTCACGATCTCCAACATCATCTGCCAGGAGCTGACGCGAAAACTGCTGATCTCCGAGGAGATGTATTTCCAGATGTCCACACGCCGGCTTTACAGCTACACGCTGCAGGAGCTGGCCAGCGTGGCCGACGATCAGTACATCCGCGGCCTGATGGACGGCAACGAGGCCCGCGATTGGCTCGGCCTCAGCCCGCGCAAGGGCCTGAACGAGCTGGTCATCCTCGAAAACTACATCCCCCGCGGTATGATCGGCAATCAGAAAAAACTAGAAGGAGGCGACGGCAATGCCGAATGAACGCCAGCAGCGGCAGGTGCGCTGCGTAGCCCAGCAGTTCCAGACGCGCTCGGCCAACGATGATCTGTTCATCGAAGGTTATTTCTCCGTCTTCAACAGCGAATACCCGCTTTGGGAAGGCGCGAGCGAGATCGTAAAGCCGGGCGCTTTTACCAATTCCGTCTCCGGAGATGTCCGGGCGCTCATCAACCATGATTCCAGTCTTGTGCTCGGCCGGACGAAGGCCGGCACGCTGACGCTGCGGCAGGATGAGCGGGGACTCTGGGGCAGCATCAGAATCAATCGGGACGACGTTGACGCCATGAACCTCTACGCCCGCGTCCAGCGGGGTGACGTTGACCAGTGCTCGTTTGGATTTGACATCAAACGCGAAACCTTTGTGGATCTCGGCGACGGAAAATGCCGCTGGGAAATCGAAGAGGTCGATCCTCTCTACGAGGTGTCTGTCTGTACGTTTCCGGCCTACACGGAAACGTCCGTCAGCGCCCGCAAGCAGGATCTGGCCGAAATTGAAAAACGCCGCGCCGAGGCCTGGCGCAGCGACATGAAAAAGAAACTGGGAGGTACACAGTAAATGGCATTAAAAGTTTTGCTGCTGCGGAGCCGTCTTGCACCGCTGCAGACTGAGCTTCAGACGCTCGAAACCACGCACGATGGATTCGCGGCCCGCGAAGCGGAGCTGGAGCATGACATCGCCGAGGCGCAGACCGATGAGGAGCGCAGCGTCGTTGAGGCCGCTGTGAATGCTTTTGAGCAGGAGCGCAGCGCGAACGCCGCGGACATCACCCGTGTGCAGGAACGGATCAACGAGATCAACGAAGAAATCCGCAGTCTGGAAGAAGCGCAGACGCCGCCCGCATCTGATCCCCCGGCGGCAGAGCCGACCGGAACCACCAACACCGAAAGGAGTAATCATTCCATGCCTATCAACAATCCGGAGCGCCGCTGGTTCGGCCTTACCTATCAGCAGCGCGACGCCCTGCTTGCGCAGGACAGCACGAAAGAATTTCTTCAGCGCTTCCGCCAGCTCCGCGCTCAGCAGAACAGCGCGACCGGCGCAGAACTCGGCATTCCGACCGAGTTCATGCAGATCCTCCGCGATCTGACCTATCAGAATTCCAAGCTGTGGCCGTATGTTCACAGCGAGTCCATCCGCGGGAATGCCCGCCAGAACATCGTCGGCACTGGTGCCGAGGCCGTCTGGTCGGAAATGCTCGCCAACATCAACGAGATCACGCTCGACTTCACGCAGCTCGAAATGGACGGCTATATGCTCGCCGGTTACATGGCGATCTCCAACGCCGTTTTGCAGGATGACTCCGATCTCCAGCTGCTGACGAGCATCCTCAACGCCATGGGCGAGGCAAATGCCCGCGCGATGGATAAGGCCATCGTCTACGGAACTGGCAAGAAAATGCCGGTCGGCTTCATCACCCGCCTTGCCACGTCGGCCAAGCCGGATTGGTGGAACAACGATCAGGGCGATTTCTCCGATCTGCATTCCAGTCATATCCTCAAGTTGGATATCGACTCCACGTCCGGCGCTGCCTTCTTCGGCACGCTGATCGAATCGCTCGGTATCGCCGACCCGAAGTATTCGGACGGCCGCGTGTTCTGGGTGATGAACCGGAAGACTCACATCAAACTGATGGCGAAGGCACTGGCCTTTGATGCTTCCGCTGCTCTGGCCGCCGGCATCAACAACACGTTCCCGATCATCGGCGGCGATATCGTCGAGCTGGAATTCATGGCCGACAATGACATTGCGGGCGGCTTCGGCAGCCTGATGCGCATGGTCGAGCGCGAGGGTATGTCCATCGCATCCTCGGACATTCCGCTGTTCCTGCGGAACATGACCGTCTTCCGCAGCATCGGTCGCTACGACGGCAAGCCCGCCCGCGGCGAGGCGTTCGTGCTCGTGAACTTCCACAACACGCAGCCGACGACCTCGATCTCCTTCGCGCCGGACCTCGCAAATGAAAAGCTCGGCACGCTGATCGTCACGACTGCGGCCGGCACCAGCACTTCTGGCGACACCACCGTCACCGTCGCGGGCAACGGCTCCGGCAAGCTGATGTATCAGGTCGGCGGCCAGGCTGTGCCGGTCTCCAGCGGCGAGCGGCTTGACAAGCGCTGGACGGAGCTGCCCACGAACAAGACCGTCAAGGGCGCCACGACCGGCGCGACCATCACCGTCGTTGAGGTCAACGCGGACGGCAAGGCCGTGGCCGTTGGCTCCGGCAGCGTGACCGCCAAGGCGTAAGAGAGGGGGCTGTGGAATGTCAGCAGACCTGCGTCTGACTTACATGAAGGTTGATCTTGGCATTTTGTCGTGCGCTGATCAACAGGAGCTTTATATGCGCGGTCTGCTGACCACAGCCGAATCCTTTGTCCGCCGGCGCGGTATCACGCTGGCGGACGACAGCGACGAGGATGACATTCTGGTCGGCTCCGTAGCCGCGTGGATGTATCGTGCCCGCGGCAACACTGAGCGGGCGGCACTCCCCCGGAATCTTGACATCATGATCAAGGATCGGCTGTGCCACGAGAAAATGAGGGACGGCGGATGATCTACGACAAGATTTTGACGATCTACACGCTGCTCCCTGGTCGGTCTCCTGCCGTGCGCAAGCTCAAGGCCGTCAGCCAGCACTTTTACTGCGAGCGCACGGTGTACGCCTCCCGGTTTTACGCTGGGAAGCAGGCCGGACAGAAGCTCGTGCGCATGGTGTCCATGCCGCGCAGCGTATTCGACGCGCCGATCGAGGCTGACCAATACTGCACACTGGAGGACGGCCACGTCTATCGCATTGACCAGGCGCAGCGCGAACAGGACGCCGACGGCCTCGACATCAACACGTTAAGCCTTGCGGAACCGGAGGGGAAATATGAGCTATTCCAAAATTGAAAACGCGCTCAAGACCGTCCTGCCGGATGCGGTCTACAAGGTGCAGGCCCCAGAGACAACGGACGATGGTGCGCAGCTGCTCCGCTATCTGGTCTGGACGCCGACCGGCGAGCGCTACGCCTACGCCAGCGGCCGCCCCTTCGCCACGATCTATCAGGCCATCGTGACCGTGGCAACGCAAACCGAAGATGATACGCTCCCCGCCGAAGTCTCAAAGGCTTTGGCGGATGCGCATATCGCGATGCAGATGCCGGAGCACTCCTACGACGTCGAGACAGCCACCTACTACACGGACATTCCCTGTGAGGTGATCTGATGGCGCAGATGGAGACTGACGGCATTGAAGAGGCCATCCGGCAGCTGAATAAGGCCGATCTATTTACCGACGAGAACGTGAAACGGATGCTGACAGCCGGCTCCGAGGTCATGCTGACCTCTGTAAAATCTGCCTTTGTGGAGTCCGGACATAACAGCCCCGGCCGACAGCGGCGCACCGGTGAGACGCTGCGGCATATCACAAAAGCCCGCGTCGTCCGGAAGGACAAAAACGGCGTCCCGTATATGTTCGTCACGATCCACGGGAAGGACAAACGTGGGCAGCGGTACGGCACAAAGGGTTTCGTGCTGAACTACGGCCGGCGAACCGGCGGCAAGATCCCGGCAGACTATTACTGGTCGACCGCGGTACACAACACCTGGCAGCAGGCCAACGACAAAATGTCCGACGTCGCTGCCGACATTCTGAAAGGAGAATGACATGCCTGAATTTGATCTTCGCGGCATGCAGGTCGCGAAATACAATTACGACAAAACGCAGAAGAAAATCACCTATGACACGCCGATGTCCATGGGCGACGCAATGACGGCCAACCTCGAACTCAAGTTCGCGGAGGGGCGTCTCTATGCCGAGTCCGCGCTGGCCGAGTACATGAAGAAGGTCACGGGCCTGACGGTCAGCCAGGGCGTGAAGTACATCCCGGACGCGACGCAGAAGCTGCTCTTCAAGGCGTATGAGCTGAGTCGCTCGGTCGGCTCCAGCTCCCCCTCGACGGTAAAGAGCATGGCTTACGGCAAGAGCTCGACCGGTCAGTACGTCGGCAGCGGATTCTATGCGCCGGATATGATCGACGGCGTAGAGAAGTTCACGGCGATCTTCGTCCACAAGACGCTGTTCGGCCCGCCCAGCAAGACGCTCCAGACCATGGGCGAGCAGATCAACTTCCAGACGCCGACGACCTCCGGCGAAGCACTGGTCGATGACACAGGCCACTTGATGGAGTGGAAATCGTTTGACACCGAGGCCGAGGCCATTGCATGGCTCGGCGCCTGCTTCACGACGGAACCGACCGTCGTCACGGAGGGAGGATAAACCATGGACCTCCGTTTGAAAACGCTGCCGTTTGAGTATGGCGGCCACACGCTCCAGCTCTGCTGCAATTTCAACGTGCTGGCAGATCTTCAGGCGGCCGGCGAACTGGAGGAGATGCTTGATGAGAAGCGTTCCTTCCGGAATTTCACGCGGCTGCTCGCGGCGCTGGTCAACGAGGCCGCAAACGCTTCCGGGCTGGATCTCTCCGTCACGGATCGCGAGATCGGCCGCGCGGTGAGCTGGAAGGAGTTCCGCCGCATCCAGGGCGATGTGTTCGGCCTGCTGTTCGCAGCGGTCATGGCTCCGGACGATGACGAGGCGGAGTCGACCGAAGAAGAAACAAAAAACGTGGAGACCAAGGAAGCGGCAGCGACGGCCTGAACTTCGCTTGGTATCTGAATATCTGGATCAATGTCCTGCATAACGACGAGGCCGTTTTCTGGCGGACAATGACGCCGGCGCGGTGCGTAGCGCTTTACCGTGAGTTTTTCAAGCTCATGGGCGCACCGGGCCGGCGTGTCGTTTCTGAGTCTCCTGCGGAGACGGAGAAGCCCGCCCGCTTGTCGTTGTCGGCATATCTGATGGGAGGTGGCGGTTGATGGCTGCCCCGAGTATCAACTCAAAAATCAAACTGGACGGCGAGCGGGAATACAAGGCTGCGCTGGCCGAGATCAAGAGCGGCCTGAACGTTCTGAAATCCGAGCTGAATCTCGCGTCCGAGCAGTTTCGGGATAACGCGGACAGCGTCGAAGCGCTGACCAAGAAAAATGATATCCTCGACCGCACGATCCTGACGCAGAAGGAAAAAATCGAGCAGATCGAAAAGGCGCTCCAGTCATCGGCCTCCGCCTACGGCGAAGCCGATGAGCGCACCAATCGCTGGAAAACGCAGCTCAACAACGCACAGGCAGAATTGGTCAAGATGGAGCGTGCATTGAAGGATAACGAGGACGCGCTCCAAAAAGCACAGAGAGAGGCAGACGGCACGACGAACGCTTTTGGCAAGCTGAAAAAAGCCCTTTCCGACACCAAGGAACAGGGCGGCGGCATCAAGGGTCTGTTTGCCAATCTCAAGGAGGAGTTCTCCGGTAACGACGAGGTTGTCCGCGGCCTTGGCGACGCGCTGACGGATGTGGCCGGGAAATTTGGCATCCAGCTCCCGGAGGGCGCACAGAAGGCCGTGGAATCTCTCAACGGCATCCATGCAGGTGCGGCTTTGGCTGTGACTGGGCTCGCCCTTGTGGTTGCTGCGGTGGTTAAGGCAGAAAAGGCCCTAATCTCCATGACGAAGGAATCTGCCGCCTATGTTGACAACATTCTTACAATGTCGCAGACGACGGGCCAGTCCGCAGAACAGCTGCAGGAGTTTTCCTACGCAACGGAGCTTATGGACGTCTCCATGGACACGCTGCAAGGCTCGCTGACCAAGCTGACCAACAATATGCAAAATGCCATCAACGGAACCGGGGATGCAAAATCCGCCTTTGAGCAGCTCGGCATTTCTCTGACAAACGCCGACGGCAGTATGCGCAGCGCAAACGACGTATTTTACGACACGATCGATGCGCTCGGTGAGGTGCAGAACGCGACGGAACGTGACGCGCTCTCCATGGACATCTTTGGGCGGTCTGCGCAGGATCTCAACCCGCTGATCATTCAGGGCAGCGACACCCTGAAAGATTATGCGAAGGAAGCGCATGACGTTGGCTATGTTCTCGACAATGAGACGTTGGACGCGCTGGGCGCTGTTGACGACGGATTCCAGCGGCTGCAAAAGACACAGGACGCTGTCAAGAACCAAATGGCTGCGGAGTTCGCCCCGTATCTGACCAAGGCGCTGGAGGAGATCCGAGAGCTGATCCAGAAGGTCGGTAAAGCGCTGGTCGAGTCCGGCGCGGTCGATGCCTTCGGCAGTATCCTCGAATCGTCTGTTGCGCTGCTGGAGCCGCTCGGCTCGCTGATCTCTGCGGTGCTCCCGGCCCTGACCGCGGCCCTGAAGCCGATCGCGCAGACAGTCGCTCTGATCGCAGATACGGCCAACGTTATCGTCGGTCTGTTTACGTTCAACGGCGACAAGATCAAAACCGCGCTCGGCCTGAACGCCAGCTCCGGCCAGCTCAGCAATATGCAGCGTGCCAGCGGTGCCTATAACGGCTACCGCTATTCGCAGTCTGCGGGCTGGATCACCGAGGGCACCTACACGGACGCGGAGCTGCGTTCGATGTACAACAGCGAGGTTTCCGCTGGGACGGCGCAAGGGACCTTTGAGGCGTGGAAAAATGCCGGGTCGTGGCGCAGGAACGCCAGCGGCACAGACTGGTTTCCCGGCGGGCGGACGCTGCTGAGCGAGCACGGAGCGGAGACCGCGATTCTGCCGCAGGGCACGCGCATCCTGACCGCGCAGGAAACGCGCCAGACCGGCGGCGATACTTACAACATCACGATCGACGCCCACACGGTGCGGGAGTTTGAGGACATTCTCCGCATCGTGCAGGAGCGCCGCAGAGTGGTACGGATGGGAGGGATGTAAATGGCAACCGTAACCATGTACGCAAATCAATCTGCAAAAATAGCTATATCCAATCCCACAACAAATTACAGCAGCGATGCCAGTGTAACTGACGGGAACCTGCTCATTTCTTTCTCCGGCTTTCCAGCATCGGAAAAATTCAAGGCTATCACGCGTGCATCCGTGGCAATTTACGCAAATCTTGCGTATGGGACAGACGGACAGTCATGTGCGGCATCCGCTGATTTTCTGGCAGAATCCTTTGCTGAAAAAAGTGTAACGTATAACACTGCGCCTAAGACCGACGCGCTCGGAAGCGTCCGTGTCTCTGCCTATGTTACCGGCGATGGCCAATATGCAACTGGGAATGTCCTCGGAATTAGCTTGGAGCACCTGCGAAGCCTCCTTGCGTATGGGCTCAAGGTTTCGCCTCCGTATCGAATCGCATTTCAAACATCCCGCGGCAGCAACAAACCATATATCAGCGTGGAATATTCTGATGAAATCGTTGGGTTGTCACTTTCAAACCTCGCCCCATCATCCGGGTCTATTGTCCCCGCAAATGTCACAACATTCTCATGGGCTGAAGCCGCGACTGGCGTATGCTACGAATCAATTACAAGAGCATCCGCAACATTCCGTTGGCGGAAGTCCGCATCCGACACAGTCAAGGAGATCGACGTGCCCGGCACGGCCACTTCCATCACCATTCCGGCGAACACCTTCTCCGGTGACAGCATCCAGTGGCAGATCAGCGTGACCGCGAACAGCGGCGTCACTACGACCTCCGATTGGATGACGCTCTCGCTGACCGACGTAGAACCCACAGCCGTTGCGGTCGCCCCTGACCGTGCAGTGCTTGATGGAAATTCAGAAAATGTATTTCAGTGGGAGCACGTCATTTCAACCGGAACGCCACAGAGCAAAGCGGAATTGCAGCAGAGCACGGACGGCAGCACATGGACGGCGCTGGCAACCGTCACCGGTGCAGCCAACACATGGACGGCTCCTGCCGGGACGTTTACCTCCGGCACAAAATACTGGCGCGTGCGGACGTACAATTCCAAGGGCGCTGCGGGCGCATGGAGCGCTACCACGCAGTTTATTGTGCTGGCCGCCCCTGCAACACCGCCCGTGTCTATTGTGTCCACAGAGCCGCGCCCGGAGATCCGCTGGCAGTCGGATGAACAGCAAGCCTATCAAGTCGAGATCGACGGCGTCTATGCCTCCGGCACGCGCTTCGGCACCGGAAAGACGTGGAAAGCCCCGTTTTATCTGGCCGATGGCAGCTACACGGTGCGCGTCCGTGTGCAGAACGAATACGGCTTCTGGTCACCGTGGGGCACGGCGGCGCTCCCGGTCACAAACGTACCGGGCGGCGCGATCACATTGACGGCCGAGGGCGGCATCGATGCGGTGCTCAACTGGACGCCGGGCAGCTTTGACTACTATCTGGTCTACCGGGACGGCATGGCCATTGCGAAGGTCACGGAACCGAGCTACACCGACGCAACCAGCATTGGTGTTGTGCGCTATCAGGTGCGCGGATGCTATGAAAACAGTGACAATTACAGTCTGTCCGGGGCCGTGGAGGTCACGGTCAGCACCGACAAAGTCCGTCTCTACGACATGGCGCACGGCGAATGGCTGCATTTCCTCTATGACTCCTCAGCGCACCGCAGCACTGGCCTGACGCTGACGCAGGACATCCAGTATGTACAGCTCTCCGGCCATGTGTTCCCGGTCGCGGAGCGGAGCGAATTTAAGTCCCGCGCGCTGCGGATCACCTGCGTCTGCGCGGACGACGCGGAGCGGCAGTCTCTCCGGGAACTGCTTGGACACCTGACCTGCTGCAAGACACCGGAGGGAAACATAACCATCGGCTACCCCGCCAGCATCTCGGAAAGCTCCGATGATTTTTTCAGCACCTATTCTTTTACCATCGAGCAGATCGACCGAAAGGAGGAGATCAACATTGATTCGTGACGTCTCCTACCACGTCAACGTCCTGCGCAACGGAGCCGAGTTTGCCCGGCTCCATTGGCGCAGCGGCGACAACCCCAACATCATGGTCAACAAGGATGCCGAGATCAAAGGCAGCTTCTCCGGGCGGTTCTACGTGCCAGACACGGTCGATTTGCTGTCAGACGAGTTGCAGCCCGTCATGCGGCTGAACGGCGTAGAGACGCCGCTGGGCGTCTTCCAGACGGCGACTCCGAGCCGCGCGACCGACCGCTACAACACGGTCGTCCAGATTGAGGCCTATGACCGCTGCTGGCGGCTGCAAAACCAGCGCACGGAGAACATCCTGCACATCGCCGCCGGTACGTCCTACATTACGAAGATCCGCCAGATGCTGACGGAGGCCGGGATCGGGCTGGTCATTGCGGCTCCGTCCACAGCCACGCTCCAGACCGACCGCGAGGATTGGGAGATCGGTACGACCTATCTGTCCATCATCAATCAGCTGCTGGCCGAGATCAATTACAGCGATGTGTGGTTCGACGGCAGCGGCATCGCGCATTTGGAGCCGTATGAACAGCCCGGCGCCGACCGCATCGATCATGCCTATTCCGATACCGACGTCGTCCACGCACAGCCGATCGGGCCGGATCACAACGACGAGACGGATATTTTCAACGCGCCGAACGTCTTTGTCCGAATTTGCAGCAATCCGGATCTCGATGCTGACATGGTGGCCACGGCGGTCAACGAGTCCCCGACGTCCAGCACATCCACTTTCAAGCGCAAAATGCGCATCGTGGATGTGCAGCGTGTGGACAACATTGCGAGCCAAGATGAGCTTCAGGCCGCCGCAGACCGCGCCCGGAATGAATCCATGTTAGCGGCACGAACCATCACATTTCAGACACTTAATGAGCCGGGCCACGGCGTCGGGGACATCATCTCCATCGACGACCCGGAACTGGCCGGGATCTACGAGGAGACCGGCTGGTCGCTGACCATGGCCGCTGGCCAGATGATGCAGCACACAGCAAAAAGGACGGTGATTGCATGATGGATCTGTTTACGGCCACGCTGGAGAGCCCGCAGGAATCGCCGCTGCTCTCGCTGGCGACGATCGGCGCGAAGTACACGGACGGCGTCTCGCTGATCTTCCCCGGCCAGACCGAGGCAACTGCGAAGCACTACCGCTGCAATCCGGATGCCACCTTCGCTGCGGGCAACCGCGTCCTGATCGCCCGCGTCAGCGGCAGCTATGTGGTGCTGTGCAAGGTCGGCACGCCAAAGTAAGGAGGTAGCTATGAGCCTAAAAATCATGCAAGGCGACCAGTACGCCATTGTATTTACTGGGACGCAGGACGGCCAACCGCTCGACCTGTCTAAGATTGAGATGATCGAGTTCATCGTCGGGAAGCTGTGCAAAATATATCCCGGCGAGGTCACGACGGACTCAGACGGAAACTTCCTGTTCCCGTTGACGCAGGAGGAAACCTTTCAGTTCAAAAGCGCTTCTCAGGCAGTCCAGATCCGCGTCAAATTCACCGGCGCGGAGCCGGTGGTCATCGGCACCAGCATTGAGGGCATCCGCGTGAGCGATTCCATCAGTAAGGTGGTGCTGTGATGATCCACTTTGACATCGGCGGGAAGCCGAGCATTGTATTTGCAATCGATAACGTCAAAATTGTCCACACGGGCGGTGGAGAGCCTTATGAGGGCGAATACACGGTCATCCCAAAGGCCAACACGCCGACTGTCCTTGAGACCGCCGGAAAGACGCTCAACAAGGACGTGACCGTCACCAAGATTCCGTATTACGAAACATCCAATCCCACTGGGGACACAGTTTATATTGCATCGGAGGTATAAAAATGGGTAAAAGCAAGATCATCTACGGCGGCACGGTCCTGATCGACCTGACTGCCGACACCATCGCGGACGGCAAAGTCCTTCTCGGCTACAAGTTCCACGGCCCGGACGGCGAGATCCACACAGGCTCCTGCACGTTCGATCTCGACACCTCGGGCGCGACGGTCAAGGCGTCGGAAATCCTCATCGGAAAGACGGCAGGCGCGCGCGGCACGATGATCACCGGCGAGATGCCGAACAACGGCGCAGTCGCCGCGAAGATCAGCACGGTCAATGGCGAGTATATCGTCCCGCTGGGCTATCACGACGGCTCCGGCAAGTGCGTCATCGACCCCGACGAGGCAGCGAAGATCATTGCGGCCAACATCAAAAAGGGCGTGACCATCCTCGGAGTCGAGGGCACTTACGGCGGTGAGGCCATCACCGTCCAGACCAAGACGGTCGATCCGCTGACCACGTCGCAGACTATCATCCCGGATGAGGGCTATGATTATCTGTCTCAGGTGGTCGTCAACGCCATCTATTATAACGAGGCGGACAATTCCGCTGGCGGTAAGACCGTTACCATTGGCAAGGCCGCGGAGGTTTGATATGGGCGTCAGCAAAGTCGATTTCGCGGGGAATACGCTGGTCGACCTGACGGGAGACAGCGTTACCCCGGATACCCTGTTGGAAGGTGAAACGGCGCACAATGCAGCCGGGGAATTGATCGTTGGAGGCATGAAGAAAGGCGCGGAATTGAAAATCGTCGTGTCCGTGACGTCGGGTGCGGCGGTGACGGCGACGAAAGGAAGCACGACCGTGAGCGGCACATCTGTCAACGGAACGTGTACGCTTGTCGTACCGGAGGGCGGTGCATGGAGCGTCGAGGCTATTAACGGGCAAACGACCGATACGAAAAGCGTCTCCGTCGTCGATAACTATGCGGTATCGCTGTCTGTGGAAAATGTTTTTGGCGTATGCTGGAACTACGGCAGCTCCTCGACGGCTCTGAGCCGTTTGACGGCCGCGAATGACCCGAATGGTCTGGTGAATACCTCAATCACGACAGAGCCTTCCCCGGCTGTTGGAACCAGCTCTGGATCGTCCCCGTTCGATTCCTATTTGCCGTGGGCGGGCATGGAGGAGTACAACATCATCGACAACGCTGTTAGTTATAAGAAGGGGGCTTCGGGCTTCTCCAGATCATTGTATGACACGGTTGTCTATATCCCGGAGTTCTACTATAAGGTTGTTGACGATGCAACGAACAGTAAGCGGTATTTCTACATTGCAGACTCTCCGATGACTGGCTTCGCGCGGCACCCCGGCTCCGGGCGGTATGTTGGTAAGTATCACGTCTCCAATAACACTGATGTAAAGTCCGGGGCCACACCGAGTGTGCGCCGCGAACGATATGAATTCCGGGTGAATTCCAAGATGAAAGGAAACAACTGGTGTCAGTATGACTTTGCAACACATTGTGCAATTGTACTTCTGTATCTGGTCGAATTCGCTGATTGGGATTCCCAATCAAAGATTGGAGTGGGTGGTGGCTCCGACTCGATAGCCAGCACCGGCGACTGCGACAGCATAACATATCACACTGGTACATCCGCATCTGACCGCGCTTCACCTGGGTCTGTGCTATACCGAAACATTGAAAATTTGTGGGCGAACGTATATAGCTTTGTCGACGGTGTCAACTTCAGTGACAGGGCCGGATACGTATGTACGAATCCGGCGAATTATGATGACGATACGTCGGAAAATTATATAGACACCGGAATTATGCTGCCGTCTAGCGGTTATATTAGCAGTTTGGGCTACAGCAGAGATGTACCGTGGGCACTTCTGCCGTCCGATGCCAGCGGCAGTAGTAACACGTATATTCCTGATAAAGTCTCCTCGGCTGACGGTTGGCGTGTTTTGCGAGTTGGAGGGACCTTTCGTGTGAACACAACCTTTGGCCTGATGCGCTACGACGCGAGCTACGATTCCTCGACCTCGAGCTCCACTGGCGGGTGTCGATTCATCTATATCCCATAAGAAAGCCCCGAGGACGGCAAGCTCTACCTCTGCGAGAGGACAGGGGAGCAGGCCGGCGGCAAGGTGACGCTGCAGTTTTTGCCCCATGAGCTGGTGGGGCTGTATTTTACCGAAGTATAAAGGAGAAAGAGAAATGGATGCAACCACGATCATTGTAGCGATCCTCGGCTCGTCTGCGCTGACGACCATCGTTCAGGCAATCGTCAGCGCGATCCAGAAGAAGAAAGGAAAGGGCGACGCGCAGAGCGCCCACCTAAAGGCAATCGACGAGAAGATCGACAAGATCACGAGATTGCAGGATGAGCAGTATTTAAGCATTCTGCGCCTCACGATCATGTCCGAGGAAATGCCGATGTCAGAACGCTTGATTGCTGGGAAGAAGTATGTCAATCGCGGCGGCAATGGGGATGTCAAAAAGGCGCTCCATAAGCTCGAAGAGCAGTGCGAGGCCGGCCGGCATGAGGCAAATTAGAAAGAGTCGCCTGACGAAGGGCAAGATGGCGCGGCAGCTAGTGTACTTTTGTATCTGGGTGCTGTTTGGCGTCCTGCTCTGGGCGGCAGCGGTCAAGACGGCAGCGCTGGCGACAGGCCGGGATGTGGACTTATCCGACGTTCTGACCTTTGCCGGAGCGGCGTTCGGCGGGGAGCTGCTGATGCTCCTTGCAAAGAGAGTATTTGCAAAAAAATCGGACGACGAAGGGAGTACATAACATGGACAAAATTATGAAACGGCTTTCGAATCTGCTGAGCGTGAAGTCGCTGGTGACGCTGCTGCTGACGGTGGTGTT